GGGAAGATTTTCCCTGAAAATGGCTCGGCTAGGCATTACCAAGAATGAAAGAACTTGCTCTGGCTGAATTGGGTGAGATTGTCCGAGTCAGGGACGAATCGGCTTACCGAGGTGTGCCAGAACCGCGAATTCACACTAAACTGAATGATTTGCCCTCTTACGGCGAGCAAATGATTAAATTCTGCGAAGAAATCGGCTTTGAACTGATGCCTTGGCAGCAATGGCTGGCTCACCATACTTTGAAATACAAACCTGATGGCCGTTGGGCTCACCCAGTAGTTACCTTGCTTTGCGCTCGGCAACAGGGTAAATCGACCTTTATGGCGCTTCAAATCCTATTCAGAATTTATGTATTGAAGGAGAAATTGCAAGTCCATACGGCTCATAAGCTAACTACTTCAGCTGAATTGTTTTATAAGATCTATGGAATTATTGAACAGAATCCCAGACTAGCTGCTGAATTTACTAAGAAGCTGGAAAGTAAAGGATTTCAGGAGCTTCAATTTACTGAAGGCCGCCGATATATCGTCCGAGCCAATAACTCTGCTGGTCGAGGCATTGCAGCTCCAGAAACGATACACCTTGACGAAGCTAGAGAGTATAAGGATGAAGATGTCTGGTCTGCCTTGCGCTATACGCAAATGGCTTCAGCCAATCCTCAAATATGGGTTTATTCAAATGCTGGAGATCAACACTCAATTGTTCTGAATAAACTTAGGGAAAGAGCAATGGCTGCCATCTTTGGCGGTAATGACGATATTGGTTGGTTCGAATGGTCTGCTCCGACCGGAATCAAATTTGATAACTCGCCAACCTTCTGGCTAGGTGTCTGCCAAGCTAATCCATCTCTCGGCTTAACAGTTCATCCAGATAATATCCGAGCAGTTCTATCAGACCCCGAGGACATTGTGCGCACAGAAGTCTTATGCCAATGGGTCGATACGATTAACCCAGTTATCAATCCGTCCCAATGGGAAAGTTGCAAGGTTGAGGGCTTGCGACTCAATCCTGAAGCAGATACTTGGCTTGCTATTGATTTAAGCCCTAGCAGAAAAGAAGGCGCGCTAGTTGCTAGCCAAAGACTCGAAGGCGATAAGTTCCAAGTCATATTGCTTCAGACTTGGCATAACCCTGCCAATCTGGATGATAAAGCAATGGCCAATGATGTAGCCGAATGGGTTAGAAAGTATCCAGTCCAGCTAGTTGCCTACTCTGCTAGAACAGCGTCAGCGGTCGCGGCTAGGTTAGCTCCTGCTGGTATTAGAGTAGAGCCGATAGATGGCCTAGATTATGCACAAAGTTGTGACGAGCTTCTCGGGGCGATTTCGTCACAGAGGTTGGCTCACTCGGGACAAAATGAGCTGACTAAACAATGCCTATCCGCCGTCAAACTACCTTTCGGTGACGGCGGCTGGGTAATGGGTCGGAAGGTAAGTAATACGACAATTTGCGGAGCAATAGCATCAGCCTTAGCAACACATTACGCAACGATGTCTGAAACTGGTGTAGATATTCAAATAGTGTAAGTCGGCTCGCTTACAATGTAAGCAATGGGTGCTATAAGAGATTTCCTATTTCCAACAGTCGAAGCAAAAAAATCGGCTATTGATGTCCAAGCTGCATTAACGCCAGTTCAAATTCAAGACCAAATTTATAATATTTTAGGTGGAGCAACTAGCACCACTCGCGCAATAGCGATGTCCGTTCCCTCAGTAGCTCGCGCTAGGAATATTATTACGGGGACTATCGGCTCATTGCCTCTTACAACTTTTAATCGCATAACTGGACAATATGTAGATCCGCATCGCGTTATTAATCAGCCAGACCCAAGAGTTGCAGGATTTGTAATTTACAACTGGTTGGCCGAAGATATTTGGCTATATGGGGTCGGCTATGGAATCGTCCAAGAAATGTATTCGGCCACAGACGGCGGCAGAGTAAGAGCTTGGACTCGCGTCAGCCCAGATAGAGTAACTGTTGAAACAAATTCAATTAACACAGAAATTACTGGTTATAGAGTTGATGGTTATCAAGTTCCAATGAACGGGGTTGGCTCAATTATTCGATTTGATGGCCCAGATGAAGGATTGCTACACAGAGCTGGTAAAACAATTACTGCAGCAGTTTATCTCGAGAACGCAGCAGTTAATTATGCTAAAGAGCCTTCTCCAATGATGGTTTTGAAATCAAATGGAACTAATTTAACTGCCGAGAGAATTTCATCCTTGTTATCTGCTTGGAAAACAGCTCGTCAATCTCGCTCCACAGCATTTCTTAATGCTGATGTAGAATTGCAGCAATTTGGCTTTGATCCTAAAACGATGCAGCTCGCAGAAGCGCGTCAGTATTTGGCGCTAGAATTGTCGAGGGCTTGTGGTATTCCTGCCTATTTCTTGAGCGCCGAGCAAACTTCAATGACTTACTCAAACGCGGTTACAGAGCGGCGCTCATTAGTTGATTTCTCACTTCGCCCAATCCTGAAGGCAATTGAGGAACGCTTATCATTACCGGACTTCGTTCCTAATCCAGTAATGGTGCGCTTTGCACTTGACGATTTCTTACGCGGTAACGCGTTAGAGAGAGCGCAAGTTTATGAAATCTTAAACCGCATTGGCGCAATGAGCGTTGAGCAGATTCAGCGAGAGGAAGATCTAATTCCAAATGAAGGTTAATATGCCAATGGCAGTTACGGCTGCCGATACAATAAAGAGAACGATTACTGGAACTATTGTTACTTGGAATGAGCAAGGCAATACTTCAGTCGGCCCAACAGTATTTGCAGCAGATAGCATTGAGATTAAGCCAGTCAAGCTCCTTCTAGAGCACGACAGGACTCGCCCAATTGGGAAAATGGTCTCTCACAATGTAACAAGCTCTGGAATTGAAGCAACTTTTAAGATTGCTAATACTATGGCTGGAGAAGATGCTTTAGTTGAAGCAACTGAAGGGCTACGCGATGGCTTTAGCGTTGGCGCTCAAATAAATGAATGGACAAATGTTAAAGGCGTAATGCAAATTACTTCAGCTTCTCTCGAAGAAGTCAGCCTTGTTACAGATCCAGCAATTGATTCTGCTCGCGTATCCGAAGTAGCAGCGTCAGAGAATGAAGATAAAGATTCTGATTTGGCAACCGCTGATTCAGACAAACCAACCGAAGGAGAACAAGTGTCAGACACTACCGTTCAAGCTCCTGCCGAAGAAACGGTAGAAGCTGCCAAGGTTGAAGCTGCTGCGCCTCGCCCAGCATTCTTCACCGCTCCTCGCCTTGAGCTAACAAAGGCAAAATACCTAGAGAACAGCATTCGCGCTGCTCTTGGGGATGACGCAGCTCGCGCTTATGTTCGCGCTGCTGATGACACCACAGACAACGCTGGTTTCATTCCAACTCCACAAAGCACCACATTAATTAATGGTGTTGCTAATGGAGATCGCGGTTTCGTTGATGCACTTTCAAGAGAAACCTTAGCTGCTCAGGGAATGACTTTTGAGTTGCCTCGCATAAATACAGCACCAACAGTAGCTTTAACAAATGAAGCAGCTGGTCCATCTGAAACAGATATGGCAACAGCTTATATTTCCGTAGATGTCAAAAAGTTTGCGGGCCAGCAAACCGTATCTGTAGAGCTTATTGACAGAAGTTCGCCAGCATTCTTTTCTGAACTTGTTCGTCAAATGGAGTTTGCATACTCAAAGGCAACTGACGCTTATGCAGTAACTCGCGCTTCTGCAACAGCAACTGCTTCAACCGCTAAGGCTGGCGCAACAGCTGCTAACTATCTTGCTTTCTTTGCTAACGCTGCAAAGAATTGCTACACAGGATCACTTGGCTTTGCTCGCAATGTTGCAGTTTCTCCAGATGTGTGGGCTGAAATTATGGGATTGAACGACAATGGCCGTCCAATTTACATTGCTTCAAATCCTCAAAATAATGCTGGTGCATTATCTCCACAGTCATTACGCGGAAATGTTGCAGGTCTTGACCTTTATGTTTCCCGTTCTCTCTCTGGAACTGGTGATGGATCAATTTATGTTATTAATCCTGATGCTCTTACCTTCTACGAAAGCGCTCGCTTAACACTTCAGACCAATGTAATTGCATCTGGTCAAATCTCCGTAATGTATTACGGCTATGCAGCAGTAGCTCCAAAGCTTCCTGGTGGATACACCTCGAACGACAACGCATAGTAAAACCCCTAATAGTGAGGGCCAGTCCGCTCCCGAGCTGGCTTCTCACCTAACTGCTTGAAAGGATGACGAAATGCCTACGATAGTTACGGCCACAGAGCTTAGGACAATTCTTGGCGTTTCGTCATCCCTATATAACGATGCTTATCTAAATGACATAGTAGATGCCTCGGAGAATCTAGTTCTCCCAATGCTAGTTACTTTCCAGAGCAAGATTAACAAAGTAAGACTTGAAGATAATATCGCTTACTTTATTACCGCTACAATCCAAGAATTCACCGAGGGCCAATCCGTAATCATTACGGGATGTGGCTCGCCATTTAACGGGACTCACACAGTATTAGCAGATGGATTATCAGATTATGAATTTGCCGTTGCAATCACCAATGCAGACGTATTGGAAAAGAATGTTATCCCAGCAGGAAATGCTGCGCTCTCTGGACTATCAACCTATGTCGGAAATGCCAATGCTGAAGCTGCTATTCTGGCTATCTCCGTTGAAATCTTCCAAGCCAGAACCGCCGCTGGTGGATCAATCGAAGGCGTAGATTTCGCAGTAACCCCTTACCGCCTATCTAAGAATTTACTTGCCAAAGTAACTGGCTTGCTTGGCCCTTATCTTGATGTAGAAACGATGGTCGGCTAATGCCAGCATCTACAATCGCTACTGATGTTAGAGGCGCTATTAAGACCGCTTTGGCTGGATGCACCGCTAATATTTATGACTCAGTTCCAGAAGCGCCAATAGTTCCAGCAATTGTAGTTATACCAGACTCGCCCTATATGGAGCTTGAAGTCTTAGGCAAATCAACTACTCGCGTTAAATTAAATTACACCATAACTGCTTGCGTTGCGTATTTCAGCAACGCCGCTGCTCTCGACAACTTAGAGCAATTGATCATCAGTATTCTTGGAGCGCTAAACGCTTCCAAGTATGAGTTATCAATAGTCGAAAGACCTTCGGTAACAGAAGTAGGAACTACAACCCTGCTAGTTTCAGATATACGCTTGAGCGTCCGCTACGAGCAAACCGCATAGGAGACCCAAATGCCAAC